CCCCCTCGGCCGCCTCCGCCGCCGCCACCACAAAGACCGACCATAATTTTTGTAGCTGTTGGTGTTGGATTATAAGTTCCAGGAGATGTATCAAATTTAATTGGAAGATAATTTGTAGCGCCTGCAGAACCTGCACTCGCAGCAGTTAATCTTCCATCTTCATCAACAGTAATTGAAGCATTAGCGTATGACCCAGCTGTAACAGCTGTGGATTGTAATTGACTTGGTCCAACGGAGTTAGCTGCCATTTTAGTTAAAGTTACATTTGATTGTAAAATTTGGGCAGTTCCAACTGCGTTTGAAGCTAATTTATTTTGAGTTACGTTTGATTGTAAAATACCAGCTGTCACTACAGCATTGTTAGAAATTTTTGCAGCGGTGATAGCATCATCAGCAATACCAACAGTGCCTAAACTTCCGCCTAATGTGTCTAGTGAAATTTCTTTTAAATTTGTTCCGTCTGCGTAAGCAGCAAATATTGCAGCTCTGTCAGGAACAAAACCAGTTCCTGAAGCAGTTTTAATTGTTAAATTTGTTGGATTAGTTAAACCTGTGCAATCAAAAATATAAAACTTTTCAATACCGTCAGGTATAGTGCAAACTGTGCTTGATGCAATTGATGCAGTAGCAAATTTAACTACCATGTTTCTAGCATTAGATAATGCTCCATTGTTCATGGCTAAAGCTAATGTGCCGCCACTTGAAAGTGTAACTTGTTCAAAGCCTGCAATAGCTTGTTGAACTAAGTTTAAGTTTGTATTAGTTTTGTCTCCCCATGTTCCGGCGTTTTCGCCAGTTACCATAAGTTCTAATTTTAAATCTGTAGAAAATGCTGATGTCATATAACTCCTATATTATCAAAATTAAGCTGCCCTATCAACCTCAGTCCAAATATTATTTACGCCAGGGTCGATTTCTGCCCATGCAGTAACATTAACTGAGCCAATATTAGCTGTCAAGCCTATACCGCTAACGTCTACTGTAGCAGTTCCAGTTACTGATGAAATTGCTCCTACAGATGTACTTAAAGCTGGAAGACCGACTCCTATAATTTGTCCTGGTATTTCAACTGGTGTTCCTAATGATAAACTTACAGCTTGACCACTTGCTTGTTCGACTGTTGTTTGGATCAAAGTGAAAGTGCCCATAGTTGTGCTTGCAACTGATCCTGTTACATCCACACCTATTTTTAATCCTGCAACAGTATTACCAACTGATCCTGTTAAAATTCCAGCAGTGCCAGGAGACTCGACAGTTGATTGCACTAAATTTTGATTTCCTAATGAAAGGTTCAAAGCGTCTTCGCCCACAAAGACCGTTACATTTCCGTCAATTTGAATCGAATTTAGACCTTGAGTGATAGTTAATAAATCTAAACCTGAAACAGAGACATCTGCGTTTGCTTGTGGAGTAACACTACCTATTGCTGATGTTAACGCTTGACCTGAAGCTTGCGCTGAGAAAGTATCTCCCCAAGCTCTATTACCCCATGAACCTCTACCCCAACCTTGTTCTACTTTTGCATCAACTGAAATAGAACCTAAACTTGCTGAAAGAGTTTGACCAACAGGCTGGATATCACCTGTAATACCCCATGAACCAGAGTTCCAAGTTGATCTACCCCATCCCTCACCAGGACCGGCAAAAGCTACAGGATCAAGAGTAGCGGTTAAAGAAATACCTGAAACTTCGCCAGCAGAACTTGAAGTATCGCCCCAAACTCCCTGGCCCCATTTTAAAGCACCCCATGTGTTAGACATGAAGAGCTCCTAACGAAGCACCCGCTATGTAAAACAAATTAATAATGTTTGCCATAGCAGGCACCTCCTTTTAAATTATGCGATTCTTAATATTGCTGCGCTCGTTGTGAATGCAGGAAATTGTATTGTAAATGTTCCTGCAGTTGCAGTTTTGTCACCGCCAAAATCTAATACAGCGACTGCTTTGTCACCGTTTGTATCATTGTAAATTAAAGCTCCTCTAGCTGTAAGAGTTACTCCTACAAAAGAAAGGTCAGAAAAGTCTGTGATAGCTGTGTTTGTAGCTAATGATGTTCCTGTATTTACAAGTGCTTTACCACCAGAGGAATATCCACCAGATGGTGAAGATACTTCGTTTCCAGTTGTAAAAGATGTTGTCGATTTTCCTAAAGTAGCCGAGTTAGTATACATTGATAACTTGAATGAATTTCCGCCAGGGTTACTAAAGTTATGTGTGCCCTCTAATAATTCTTTTTTGAAAGAGTTACAGATTGCATTAGTTGTTATTGCCATTTTATCTCCTATGTTATGGTGATGGAGACTCAACTTTTAATCTTGGAACTCCATCAGTAAATTCGCCTCTTCTTCTTCTGCCCATTTGTTGAACAGCAAAAGCTTGCATACTTTCATCATACCTTTGTCTGTAGAGGTTGTAAAGATCAGCGGGTCCTTTTAGGAAACCGTAACATTCTACAAGAACACCATATAGTAATAAAGCTTCTTGATAAGTAGACAAAAAAGTATTTGTCGAACTATCAAAATGAGGTGGATCTTTAATGTAATTTATTTGTATTTCTGCAGCAGTGGCTGGCATAGGCGCTACAAGAATATTTAATTCATCCCAATTAGCATAATATTTAGGAGTTCCTTGTGATCCGCTGCTATTAAATTCAGAAATAAAACTAGTATCTCTTTTTTCTAAAAAAACTCTAGTGCCTCCCTCTATAACCTGAACTGATCTTATTATTAAAAGATCAGATGGCATACTAACATAACGATTAGCAGCGGTAAAATTAGATGTTGCGTATTTTCGAAGATCGTCGTAATCGACTTTTCCTGCTATATCTAATTCAGTGTTTCTAATAAATTTATCTAAAATAGAATCAGTTAAAACATTACTATCAACTTCAGTATAGTCTCTTACTTGCGTTAGAAAATTTGAATGTGTTATAGCCATTATGAAATACTCACTGTTATGTTTCCTAAAAATGTAGATGCCTCTCTTCTTCTGTTTTGTAGTGCAGGGTCTCTAGGTTGCATTGAGGATAATTCTGTTGTTACACCATTACTTGTAACTTCAGTGTTAAAAACTTGAAAAGCAAAATCTCCAGGTAAAGTTAAATTAGCCACTTGCACTCTTGCACCTCCTGAACTTGCAATTGT